GATCATAGAAACAGTAATTTGTGCAGGCGTTTCCCCTGCTTCTTGTGTTTTCCTCATTTCAATCATTTTGTTTTTGTTTAATTAATTAATCTATAAATATTTCTGACCATTTCATAGGCATAGTCTGGCCTTTTAAGTGTTCACATCTACTACCCGCTACAGTGTCATCTAAAGAGTTAAAAGAAATCATAGTATCTTCTCCTTCCCTAAATATATAACCAACTGCATCTGCGTTAGCACATGTGATTTGTTTAATTTTACCGGTTAAATCAAGGTCTTTAACAGCAACCTCTTTACCTTTCTTTTCAAGCATCTTATCTTTTAAGTGTCCAACTAAGATTACGTGATCCGCTAGTTTATTCAGTTTGTCCATCCATTCTTTGTAGGCTATCCTTAAATATAAGTAGCCAGCGCCATTAGGCAATGATAGTACTGATGCACCAGGGTTCTTTTGATCAAAGTTTTTACCCATTGGAGTTTTCATATAAATTTGCTTAGCGTAACTTTCACACCATTCTTCTAGCTTAGATATAGTATCTATTGCTATGTATTTATAAGGTCTCCCCTCCTTCATAATTGCTGAACCTATAGACTGTAGATCTTTCAAACTGTGAGCTTTAACTTTCAAAGCATCAAGCATATCTGAACCATCTTCTAAGTCAATGATTAAGCAATTATCTAGTTGTGATAATACTGTAGTCTTCCCTATCTTAGGGGCTCCATAGATTATCATATTTTTAGGCGATTTACGGCTAGCCTTAACCTTTTTAGTTGGTAATTCCATAGTTTTAATTTAAATTATAATTATACACTCCATACAGAGTATACTTTTACTCCATTAGATGTGGTACATTCTAGTTTTTTTCGTGTCTTCTCCTCCTTTAGATTGCTTTTTACTACATACTTTGGATTCTTGCTGTTTAACTTTCTCTTTTTGCTCATATATTTCTATGTTTTTTAATAGTTTTTTATTTTGGGTTATTTTTTTCTTAAATATCATTTGTTTTTATTTTCTTTCATTAATAGTAAAAGTTGACATTTCTGCTTCATAAGGTATCATACCTAATAAACCATCTCTGTTTTTTTCTATATGCACTGCTAATAAACCTAAAGGGTTTTCTCCGCAATACTTGTCCGTTATCCCATATAAATCATTAGGCCTCTGTAACATCATAACTACGTGTGCATCCTGACCAATACTGTCACCACCAAACAAATCTGTTAGTAATGGTTGATATTGAGCTTTAGCACGATGTTCTTGTTCTATGTTACGATTTAGCTGTGATAACAAAATGTTTATAGTCCCCATTTTAGCTTGTAACCACATACAACCCTTAGATACTTCGTTAAGTTTTTGTAACTCATGTTCTTTATCACTTAAGATAAGTCTAGAGTGGTCAAATACATTAACAATAGTATGATCTGGATATTTACTAGTTACTTCTACATTTGATTTCTTAACAAATTCCATGTTTCTAGGTATATTGTTAAAGTAAATAGGATAGTGAGCGTATTTTAGAACTTCTTTCTTAAATGCCTCATAAGCATCATTTTCTAATCTTCGTTCTACTGACAGCAAGTCACTAACTTCTCTACCTGTACCTTTAGCACCTGCACGCATAATTTGCTGATGGCCAGGCATCTCGAAACTCCAATACAATATTAATAGTTGCTTGTCTTTATTATTATCTAGTAAATCAAATATAAGTTGATTACTAAATGCTGATTTACCTACACCTGGACGTCCTGCAATTACATACATTTTGCCTGGTTGTAGTCCACCTAATAAATTTCGGTTAAGTCTAGACCATTTGGTAGGAAATACGCGTCGTATTCCTTTTATACCATCTTGCACCTGATGTAAAGAGGCGCTAATAGCTTTGTTTATACTCTTAAATCCCACATTTTTAAAGGGATCTTGTAATTCTGGTGTTATTTTCTTCTGTGTCATCTTCATCTAAGTTTTCATACTTTTCCCAAGTATGGTTATTAATCCATGTTTCTAAATTTTGTAAATACCCAAGACTATCTCTTTCTATTCGCAGTTGGTTGTCTAAGCACTTCATAATTTTCTTGTGCTTATACAGCTTACCCCCTACAATTTTCTCGTACCTTATTCTACATTTTAGATTTGACTTGCTATCTGGATCCTTAGCGTGTAACACTCTAACTCCTCGATCAGGAGCATTAACCTTTAGAGGATATGTTCCTATAAGCTCAGCAAACATCTGATCAAAATCAGAAGAAAAGAGATCTATGAACTCTTGTCTAATAAAATGTTGATCAGATGTTTCACCTAACTTAATATATCCATCAGATTGTAATCTGTCTAAATTTGGTTTAAGATTAAGATTGGGTATATATTGATATTCTTCTTTATATATTAAATATAAATATAAGAAATCGTCTGCAGACATTCCTGTCTGTTCTAAAACTTCAAAATCTATATCTACTTTCATTGGCAGTAAAAGGGTGTAAAAGAATAATTTATACTCAAGCCTAAACTTGGTACAAATATAATAGTATTTTTCATAGTATACAAATTTTTTAAATATTATTTCCAGGTAATGTTTTTGAGGTTTTTAACTGCATTTTTTAGCCACTTCTCTTCCTGAGAATCAGCAACATACAGTATAATAATCTCCCCAACTTTACCTTCTTTAAATCGTATTAAGCGTCCTACTCTCTGTATCATAGACAAAGATTTGCTTGTGATTCCGCATATTATCCCCATATTTGCATCAGGGACATCGAAGCCTTGGTTAAGGGCTTTAGTAGAACAAAGCACATTTATTGACCCATTTTTAAATGATTCTAGTGCTAGTTCTTTTTGTTTTTTAGTTTTCTTAGAATGATAAGACAATGCATTAGGTGTAATAGAATTACATAATTTATCTGTAAAATCATTAGCCCCACTAAACACAAGTATTCTTTTACTTGTATTAGTCTTGTAGATTTCCTTAAACTTCTTTATCTTATTCTCTGCAAAGTCTACAATTTGTTTCCTCATTCTAATAGCCCTATAAAACATTATTGCTTTTTGTTTATCTCCTGCTGTAGCATTATTATCAGCCATTATCATTTGAGCGCTTTCAAAAGCATTGAATTGCCCTAACTGATATTTCCACTGTACAAAACTATTGTTAGCTTTCTTATATTCTTTTTGCTCATCAACAGTTAAGGTTACAGGTACACATGATATGTTATAAGGACTAACTATACCTAACTGTACACATTTATCTAATGTAATATTGTAGGCTGCTGGTGCAATCTTTTCTAACAACTCTCTATACTCCTCTTCTTCAGGGGGTGTAGCGGTCATACATAAAAGCTTATCATAAGTATTATATTTAAAAAACTTACGATATTCTGGTGATAATCCTAAATGTACTTCATCACACAGAACTATATCATAATGTTTCCCAACTAATTTATATGCACTTTGATAACAAAAAACCTCAACATGATCTAAACATCCTTCTAAGCCCCATTTATAAAACTCTTCTTTAAATTGTTCTTGTAATTGGACAGTAGGAACTAAAATAAGAGCTTTCCCATTATATGAGTGTTTTTTCCTATATCTATTAGTCTTAGCTTTTAGACATTGTTTTAAAGTATAATCAACAGCTAATACACCTATTCTAGATTTACCAAAGCCTGTCCCTGCTATAACTGAGCCTACAAATCCTTGTTTAGCCCAAGAGTTAAGAGCTTTTTTTTGCTCTATATCTCTTATCTGATTAATCTGTTGGGTCACAATACTTTCCATACTGTAACAGTTCTATTGGTTTCTTTATCTTTGTGTGTACCGTCTGATGTAACTACCCCTAAATTAACTAACTCTGTTACTCTTCCTGTAACTCTATTTATATCCCATCCTAAATGCTTAGCTATATTTCTATTAGTAGCAGGGGTAAGGTAGGCTATAACATTATACACTGTGTGTCTTTTAGCGCTTAATGTAGGTTTTAACTCTTTAAGGGAGTCAACCTGTGTTTTTCTAATCATAATTTAAATCTTTCTTTTATTCGTTTTATTTTATTAAGTAAGTCTGATTTTTTTGCTCTTGGACTTCTAAATATTTCTTGCTCTGGGTGTAATACTTCATGTTTACCCATTACATTTACTGTATGCTTTAGCATTTTTATTATGTTTATTGCTCTTTCTTTTGTTGTCATTTTAATCAATTTTATGTTTTTTAAGTTCTATTAAATATTTACGTATAGTTTTTGAAACAGTAGTAGGAGAACATTTTAGTTCATGGCCTAGCTCTTTTATAGTTTTGTCTTGATTTTCTAACCAATAATCAAGTATTTGAGAGCGTCTTTCAGATAATAAAGAATATACACCATTATCTAAAAGTACTATTCTTACAGTCTCTTTCATACGAGCTACTAGTAAATCCTCTGAATCTAGTTCAGTCTCCCCACTATACTTCCACAGTTGGTCTGCAGTTTTTACAATAGGGCCATTATCTTTTTCCCATTGCTGTTCTTCTTCCATTTGTATGGCTACGTGATGTCTTGTCATTTCATTTTATTTGTATTAATACAGCTTGTTATTATAAGCGCTGCTGATATAAATAGTATATAATATACTAGTACTTCCATAATCTATTATTTTATTTAATTATTATTTTTCCCAACATTTACTTACAGATACTTCAGCTTTTAACAAGCCGTTTGTTACTATTTCATTAGCAGCTACTTCCATTAAATGTTGCATATCTTGTGACCATTCTCCTACATACTCATCTTTACATATAGTATCTATCTGATCATGCACAGTCATCACTAATTTAACAGGTGCATCGTTCATTTTTATATACTCACGCATTAAAATTAAAGCACGTTTAGTCATATCTGCACTAGCTCCTTGTATAGGTGTGTTTTTACTAGCACGTTCTATACTACCAAGATCCATCATTGATGCTTTGTTATTCCAAATCTTTGGGTACCAATTACTAAACCATCTCTTCCTATTGTAAGGGGGGAATGTTTTAATATACCCATACTTTTTACCAAAGTTACCTAGCTTCTCTAAGAATCCTTTGATTGCTGGGAATGCTTGGAAGTATTTTTCGATGAGTTCTTTAGCTCCTTCCACACTGATGTTAAGAGTATCAGAAAGCTTATTAGGGCCCATCCCATAAGCAAGCCCGAAATTAATAGTTTTGACATTTGTTCTAAGTTTTTTATGTGAAGGACAGCTACATTTAGATTTATTTTTAAAGTAAGCGCAGTCATCTTCTCCACTAGTTAACCATTGTTCACCATATACTAACTCGGCACACGTAGAGTGTAGATCTTGATTATTCTTTAGTGCTTCTATCCAAACTGGATCTTTGCTCCCATAAGCTATAACATTTAGCTCTTGTGATGAATAATCTGAACTGACAAAACTCCAACCATCGGGTGCAGTGAAACAATTCCTGTATATATTATCAGCAGGTATCTGCTGCATATTAGGTTTGCTACTACTTACACGGCCGGTATCTAGTATCTGGTGAAAATTGGTATGAATTTTATTATCTCCCGCTAAGTTCTTAAAGAATGCGTCACCATACGATGTGCATAGTTTCATTGCTTCTTTATACTTAACATATTTATCTATTAATGGGTATTTAAACCTATACTTATACATTTGTTTACCATTAACATTCTCTAGACTAGGGAGGAGACATTGAAATACATCTAGCACCTGTTTAGGGGATGTCCATTTAATATCTATATCTCTAATCTCTTCGACTGGTGTAAACATGTCTGTCTGTACATATCTAGATACAAAGTGTTTAATCCTAGCATCAACTCTAACCATCTCATCTAAGTTTAACTCGAGGTTAGATGCTTTATCCATGTTAACAGATTCTATTTCTTTCCATTTCTCTGAGTCTAAATCTAATCCATTGTATTCTATGTCTGCAAATGCTGTAACAGCTTCATTTTCAAGAGCAACTACATTATTTAGTTTATATTTGTCTATTAATGGGAGTTGGTGTTTTCTTACACCTATTAAATACTCTACATCTTTAGCCCCATAAACTATTTGGTCTTCTCTAAATGGTTGCCCGGTAAGCCCTACAAATTGATTTCTTACCTCTTTGTTTAACTCAACATTTAAATAGTTTTTACACACATCTTTAAGTCCATATCTAACCCCATCTTTACCACAGTTTAATACACGTTCGGTTAAGAATGTATCATAAATACCTTCACATTCTATCTTTCCCCATCGTTTTATAAACTTATAGTCAAACTTAGCGTTATGAAATATCTTAATTATATCTGTACTTTCTAGTATATTTCTTAGTGGTTCAATGTCAACAACTCTTGTGTCTATTACAAACTGGTCAATTTCATCACCTATTTGAAACATAATCATTTTCTTACAGGTAAAGTCTAATCCTTCAGTCTCTGTATCTACACCTAATACTTGTTTATCCTCACAATACTTGACCACATCATCAATTGTCCCCAACTGATAATGTGATGCAGGTATCTTAGTATTGCTTGAGTTATCAATTAGATAAATCATTG